AAGCGCCTTCGCTGGTCACGCCTGGGGTTTTAACCAAGGTGGAGGCAGAAGCGTCACGCGAACCGGTGGTGTGCTGCTTGATCGACTGAGACATGTTGATCTCGTCGAAGCCCAACACGCCGGTGCCCATCATGCCGTTGCGGAACTGCTTGCTGATGGTGTCTGTTGGATTGAACAGACCCTTCATGCCTTCAACCAGGCCAGCGTTAGCAGCAGGGTTGACAGTGGCGTAACGTGGAGACATCACAGCGGCGTTCTCGTTCAGCTTCTGCTGGGCTTGCAACAGCACCAAAGAAGTCGAAGGAGTAGTGCCGGGGGTGCCGACGCTGTTACCGATGATTTTGTATGCGTTGGCAACGTCAGCGTCGATGCTGGAGGCCAGCTGGCTGATACGAGGCTTGAGCACACGTTCTGCGAAGTCGTCCAATTGCATGGTCAGTTCAGCAGATGTGAAGTTGACACCGATGTGCTTTTGGTTGGCGACAGACAAAGTGGTGAACTGTTCGTTGTCGTCCTGAACTTGCAGGGCGGCACCGTCGGTCACCAGAGCGCGGTCGGGCAAACGGATACGCAGTGTGGAACCGATCTTGGCACCTTCAACAGCGAAGCTGTCGTCGTACTGACGGTTCACGTTACGGGTCAGAACCAAGTTATTTTCAAGGATTTCCAAAGCCTTCCTTGTTATCATGTCAATGGTAAGAATCGAGTTAGACATATTAAATTCCTTATAAAGTCAAAGTGGTTTGGTGAGGACAAACGCCGCCGTTCTTATGTTTGCCAACTTGACAATTCATGCACAAAACCTGATAGCCGGTTGGAAAGTTGTTCTTGCAAAGCCAAGCGTAGAAGGCTGACCCACTACCATTGTATTTACCCGATTTTCTTTCTTCAGCACCATCATTATGCACATGGTCAATTGACAAAAACATCCGTTCAGTCTCGTTGCAGCAATTGCATTTATAACCGCCATAAGCGCCATAAACTTCATCTCTGCACCGGTCTTGATTGCGCTTGGTTTTCGCGGATTCAGCAGCACGCATTGCGGCAACTTCTTCTGGTGTTCCATTTGCAATCTTCCGGTTGCGGTGCTCACGTTTATGCTCACGGTCTTTATCCCGATTCGCTTCACGCCAGTCCCGCATACGCTGATTGAACCGTTCCCGGTTTCGTTCTCTATACCTAGCACCTGCTTCGTTGTTGCGTTGCCGCTTCAATTGTTCAGCTGTTAGGTCTAAATTGTCACTCCCCATTTCGATTCTCCTAATTTCAGGTAATCATTATACCTGATCTTAAGAGAGTTAGCGGTTCTGAGCTTCCCACTTCTTCCGCTGTCTTGCACGTTCAGCTTCAATCCACTGCGAGTCCGTCATGGTCTTGGTAGACCGTGGGTCCGTAGTGTCAAAAGCTGGCGATCCAGAGGATCGTGCAGTTACTGGCGAAATCGGCGCTGGCGCAGATGTTGTCTTTTTGACCGGGGGCGCTGAAACCAATTTGGCCTCAATTTTCCCAATCTCTTTCGCCTGGCTCAATGGCGTCATGCGTGAGATACGTTCCGCTTCTTTAGGGTTAGAGCCGAGGTAGTACGCTAACTCAGGCCCAATCTCCGAAGACTGGATCGTTTCAGCCATCACGTCCGTGACTGGAAGTTTGGGGTTGTAGGCGACTTGTGCAAAGTCGTCGTACTTATTCCGTGCTTCTTCCTCAAGATCGTGGTAGCTCTCAAGAACTTGCGAGTGCTGCTTGGCTGCTTCACGCTTGGCGATCAGCTCTTCTGCCTTCTGGTAGGCCAATGCTTCCGCATAGGCTTCAGGGCTTTCAAACTGGTCAGCGGTGGCAGTTGGTGCGGCTCTCAAGACTTGCGTTTCCGCTTGTCTGTTTGCTTGCTCTCGTTCCCACTTACGTTGCTCTCTTGCGAGGCGTTTGCCGATTGCAGCGTCAAGTTCCTCTTGCGAGAATGTCTTGCTGGGCTGTGTTTCAGCTACTTCCGGCGTACTATCAGCAACTTCAGGTGTGGCCGTCACATCCGTGGTTGGCGCGGAGTCTACTTCCGCTAGGGCTTGGACTTCTTCAGTCATTTTTTATGAATCCTTGGATTCCTCGGTGAACCTCGCCGATACGGTTTTGTTTATCTTACAACAGTTTACTCTGTTGGTGCAACTACTGCCCAAGGTAATGCAAGTTCAGCAGCCTTTTGCGCCACTTGATTTTCAATACTGACAGTTAGTTGGCTTTCAACTCTATCTTTAACGGCAGGGACGCACCAATCAAGAACTTGTTGCTCAGTCAATTGGTCATACGCTGTAAAAGTGTCGCCAGCAGTCAACTTGCTATCACCTGAGTATGAAGCCACTAAATCGCCATCAGTTGCTTCACAACGCCAATAAACGTCTGTGACAAGGTTGTTGTCGCCAGTTACTTTAACTTTTTCAACTGACCATTTGCAAGTAATCATTTAATCTCTCCTTTAATGTTAAGAACCAACGCGCCAAGCAACAGAAACAGTGCCTGACGCTGGGCCACCAAAAACGCGAATTACAAACCCAGTATTTGCAAGTGATTCAACTTGGCAAGTGCCTAAATTACCAGGAGCTGCGCTAGCTGTAGCCATGGTCAACAAAACTGGTGGCGAAGCAACTTCATAGGGAACTGGCAATGTAATTGTGGCTGACCCTGTACCTGACCCGTTTAGAACTATGCTTTGAAGTCCTGTTTGAATTGTTTTTGTAGAAACTGTTGCACCAGCGTCAATGCTGCAAGCATTTGGGTCAAACGGAATAATAGTGGTATTTTTGCTGTTTGCGCCTAATTTTATGATGGCGGTATACCCACCAAATGAATTGTCAAACTTACAGTCTTGAATTACCGCATCTGTTGAATACAACAATGTAATAGCGTATTGGGGTGAACCAACAAACGGGGCTGTGTTTGTATTTACAAACCAGCAATTTCTAACAATTGTATTTTTTACTGTGGTTGTATCTCCGCCAGTACCAGTGCCAACACGAATATCAGTGCCAGCGTTGTTTTCAAAATAACAGTTGTCAAACACAATGTTTGAACACCCACCTTCAGTAGCTTGAAGAATGTTGTCTACAGTAACTCCATCACCTGTATTTGCTTCAAAGTTACAAGTGTTAAAAGTAACAACATTTGACGTTCTGACATAAGCACCAAAGTTAGTGTTGTTTGCAAATGTGCCTTGATAAAAAGCCACCGCATTGCTAACTTCTTTGATTGTTGGGCCGTACAAGTTGCCCTGCACCGAAAGGTTGTAGAACGAATTGATAAACCCGTAGCGCACAACCAATGGCGAACTATTGCCAACCGCTGTGTAGCCAGTAATTCGAACGTCTTTAAAACTGCCTTTGTGGGCGGCGTTTATGTACAGCGCTCCTGTTGCTGGCGCAACAATAGTACCGTTGCCGTTAATGTACAGATTTTCAACAACATATTTGTATTGACCACTGCCAGTGCCATCACCAAGTTGCAAGTTATACAAACGCAACTCTGCGTTCTGTGAACCATAAATTGTTCTTGGGCTATATTGCGGAAATGAATTTATGGCAGTTGTCAACTTATAAATACCAGTGGGTATATAAGTGTCAAAGGATGCGTTAAAACAATTGATAAAGGCTGTGGTGTCGTTTGCCACACCATCTCCAACAGCGCCATAGTCAAGGACGTTGCTTGGAGAGCCGTTAATCAACGAGTAAGAAACTTTTGTTAAGGACATAATTTTCTTTACGATTGTGAGATCAAAGTAACCAATGCCACGCCAAATTGATTTGCAACACTAAAGGTAAGTGTCAAAGTACTTCCAGAACCAGATGGAGTAATAGTGTTTACCCCTGCTGAAGCAGCATTGACAAGAGTAAACGCCCATGTACCGCCGGGGGTACGCAAGCCCACAAACGTAGCTGAAGTAGCTGCGCTAGATGAACTTTGAGTTATCACCTGAACTTGGATACTTAACCCACGATTGGTAAACGATACGTTATCAAACAATGTGGAAAGGTCTTGCGAAATACTGGATACGTTGCCCCAACCAAATGAGCGAACACCACCAAAATCGGAGAGTGCAATGCCTTTGCCAGTTGTGCCGACAACAAAATTGCCGCTAATAAGGGCTAAATTTCCGTTTGTATCTACGCCGCCTCGATCAACCGGAGTTCCAGCGCCTGTATAAAATTTAACACCGCCAATGGAAGATGCGCTTCTGTTACCCAAACGCAAGGTTTCAGTGGCTTGGTCGTAGTATGCATAGCCGTAATAGCCTGGATCGGATGTTCCCAAAGCGCCAAAATATATGCCGCCATTGGTGTAGTTTCCTGTACCAGATGCAACTTGTATTTGGTAAGTCGTGTTAGAAATTGCTGTCAAACTAGCAGCGTTTACAGCCCTGCCCGCAGTCAAATCAGAAACAGCAACTTTAACTGTTGCACCACTTTGTACAATTGGCAATACTTCCGTGCCAGCAAGGGGTGTCGATGCACCAGTCAGTGCGGAGATTTTTTTATCGGCCATAAAATTATTTCCTTGATAGATTTAAGCGTTGGTTGCTTGGTTTATGATATTTGCAGTACCCGCACCAGTGTAGGTGTACGCACTACCATCAGAGGTAGAAGCATTTCCGGTAAATGCAACTTTATATGTATTTCCAGAATGCGTTAAATAAAATCCGTAGTATTGAACTGACGTGTAATCTAAAGAACTATTGCCAGAAATTGCGTATGTTGCGGCAGAAGCATTATGTTCTACCCAAAACCCATAGCTTGTATTAGCAGCAAAAGAAGTTGCGTCACCATTAAATTGTGCAGTGTTGCCAGTTATAGACAATGCACCTGCACTGCCAATAAGTTTAAACCCACCTAACTTATTACCGAAAAATTGGTTTCCGGTAATAACAAGTCCTACCGGCGAATCAAATTGAGCACCAACCAAACAACCAGATATGCTGGAATTACTTAGCGTAGAGTTATATAAGTATCCAGTTTGAATTACACCATACGCGGATGTGCTTTTTGCTGTTCCAAAATTAATTGTGTATTGGTTAATATTAATGTTGTTACAGTTATTTATAGCAATGCAACCATTGGAATAATTGCCAACAGCATTAGCAATAATATAAAGATTGTTTATGAAAACATTTATCGCGTTGACCATATCAATGCCTTTATAGGCACAAGCAATGATCTTCATGTTGTTAATCTGGACACCGCTATAAGGTTCTGTCGTTGACCAATACCCCGTAGCGTCAATATAGATGCCGGTGTAGCAGTTGTACACAGTGCAATCAAGAAGCGAGTTGCCGCCGTTAGTGATAACAAACCCATATCCAGCCGACAACGCAACATCTGCCCAACAATCAGTGCAATGACAGTCAGTGCCATTAATTGCAAATTGTGTAGTAAACCCACCCACCCAAAGATGATGCATTAAAACGGCATTGACGGTAGCGTTAATTCCCACACTACCAATGCCTGCGCCTAAACCAGACTGACCAAGAATTGCCATGTGCTCGATAATGGTGGGTGGCCCGCCAGCACCGTTTGTTTTAATGAGGCCATCACCTGTGAATGTATTTGCCGCTTCCAAAATAGTGCGATACATTCCTGCGCCATACAGCCGAGTGTTTGACCCAATTAACAATTGTGAATTTATACGATATGTCCCTGAAGGGACATAAACTGCTCCGGCTACTGCCTGTGCCGCATCTAAAGCAGCCTGAAATGCGGCGGTATTGTCCACCCCCGGTGTTGTTACGGCTCCGAAATCCATTACGCTAAGAACTTGGCGTAACTTTGCCTGTACAGTAGTAACTACGGCTCCTGTGCCAACAGGTAAATAACCAATCAAATTAGATCCGCTGGCAGCGCTTAAATCATCTGCAATTTCATCTAATGCGCTTTGCACCGTCGTTGCAGAAATCCAATTATGTGGCGTGTAGGCCACCACAGACGCATTGGTTGCGTTACCGGTGGTTTGTGTGGCTGTGGTGAACTTGACGCTGGCCCCAACGTGCAGACCAGACACAAATGTCACCGTGTCGCTGTCGGTTTCAACATACGCATATTGAGCGCCAGGGCCGTACTGGTTCACGCCGTCCACAAACACGCTCAAGCTGTTTGTACTTGGCTGGTACTGCATCGTGGTCAGGTCAAACACCGTTTGACCGGCAGTAGCCGTTTGAATTTCTTGGCTGGCAGTGTAATTGACAAAGTTGGAGTTGATGCCCACGATGTTGTCGTAAGTAGCGATCAGCACGTTGGTGCTGGTCTGCAACACAAACTTGTAGATGACCCCATCGGTCAACCAAATCTCTCCGCCGGGCACTCGGCCACCAGCGTCCAACACAATTGGATTGGTGTGGGCAGTTGTGCCCAAAGAATTGGTGTAAGTGACTGCGGGTGTCGTGGTGCCTGCGGAATAGCTGAACAGCTTGCCACCGGACAACGGGTTGCCGTTGTTGTCAAAAAACTGGGCTGCAACGCCGCCCACGGGGGAAAGAAGAACGGCCATTTATCACTCCAAAAGAATCAAGCCACCATCCTCTTGTACGAGGTTGTCGCCGATCTCGGTTAAAAGATTACCCTGCACAGTGGCACTTGCATAACCCGACAGCAGCGACACAACAGCACCCAAGCCAATGGCTATGCCGTTGCGGATGGGGATGCCAAAGTAGCTCATTGCGAGTTAATGGGTTTGCAGTAGATCGTGCCATTGGTGGAAACTCGAATAGCACTTACGCGCCATTGTCCACCATTGCCTTGGGGCACTTTAAATGGGATCGGGGTGAAAGGCGGCACCGGGGTGCTGGCAGTCGTTGCCACCGCGCCTTCGCCAACTTCAATGTAGCAAGCCTGGTCAGACCAGACAACCACGCCTTGTGGGCCTGCGTTCCAAGTATCAGTGTTACCAGCAGAATCAGTGTAAGCAACCGATCTGGCAGGGTAGTCCGCTTTGGACAGGGGGTTTAAGAGTTCCATTTCAGCTCCTTATGCGAGGAATTTTAACTTATACAGGGTGGACAAGTACAGCCCAATAATTTCGTCGATGATGTTCTGAATCGGGGTGTCTGTTTTGTCGCAGACCTCGTACCGGCAACCTTCCAACTCAGACATTGAGTCCTGCAAGAACTCAATGATGTTGTTGGTTTTCTTGGCGCTCATCAGACCGATTGGCCCAATTAGACCATGCCGACCTTGATATGCCTCAGAAAACTTGTCGGCCAGCTCCACAATGTCGTCGTAAAAATGCCGCAAGGCCTTGTGTTTGGAGTAGCTGCGGGTGTTCAGATGCACTGAGTGGGCCACATCGCGGGCCAAAAACAGTGTTCCTACAAAATCGGCGGGCTTCATTGTGGCATTCCTTCCATTGGGGGCTGCATCATTTCTTCAGGCTGCTCAAGTTGCATCTCTTGCTGCTCACGCATCTCTGGAATGCCGCCGATCTGATCGTTGGATTCCATAGCGGCTGCAACCACGCCCATAGCAATGTCTTGAATCTGCTGCTCGGTCATACCGGCCTGCACAGCAGAGATCCGCTGTGTCTCAGCCTGATACGCCTTGATCTCAGCTTCGTAGTCCTTGCGCTTCATGTCCTGCATCTCGATGGACTTGCCGACGTTTTGGATCATCTGGTGCATCTGCTCCATCTCCTGACCCATCGCCTCCATTTGCTGCTGCGCGGCTTGCAACTCTGGGTTTTCGTCAGCGTCTGACATGAGCTTGGGGTCAATAGTCTTGGCAAACCGCTTTGCCATTTCTTGAGCGCCAGGCCAGTCCATGTTCTTGACGAACAGGTCACCGGCCACTTGCCACAGCTGTGGGTTGCCCTGCAACAGTTGGGCCATCGCCTCCAAGGCTTCTTGACGCTTGGTCGCGTAGCCTGGGCCGGTGGTCGCCACAACGTCGTACTTGCCGACGCCGGGGTTGTAGATCTTCTCAATCACGACGCCCTGCTCGTCCATGATCTTGTTGACTGGCTCGGCCTGCTCGGGGTTAATCTTGACCATTTTGGTCTCGCCGTCTTCACCGATGATCCGGGCGATGCGTTGTGTGTCGTAAATCTTGGGGATCAGGTCCACCAGTTGACGGGCCACATGGCGAACGCCTCGGGCCAAATTGTCACCGTAGTGGTAAGTACCTACATCACCCTCACGCTGACGCGCAAGAATGGCTTTGCCTGAGCGCTCGTTGCTGCCCATGCCCAAAGATGCGTTGTACTGGCCTGTCGTGGACTTGATGTCCTCAGACGCGCCCGACTTGGCTTGCAGGAGGCCGCTGGAGGCCATTGGAGGTTGTGCCCGCTGGGGTAGTGGCAGGACAGCGCCTTGACCGTCTGTGACGTCTGGATTGATCTCCAGGTACGGCCAGTTGTTGGTGTTGGCTGTCTTCCACTTTTCCTCGTAGCCCTCGAACTGACCACCGTAGCCGATAAATGGCGCTTTTGGTGCCAAGGCCAGCATCTCGGCTTCTTGTGAAACCCAATAGTTGTACATGCGCTGGGCATCCTTGGCGTTACGCACCAAGCCCGACACATACAACCGGCCATCGACCTCGAATTCGTTGCCGACAATGCGGATCACGGGAATCCACTTGCCAGCCCACTCGCGTTCTTCAAGAATCTCGTAACCGTTGATCTTGCAATACTTCACCCGTGGGCGATCAGACTCTCGGGTGCGCTTTGGCTTGCCGTACACAGCGCGGAGCTGTTTGTCCTCGGCTGTGCCCTCAAACGCCGTGGCGTTGCCGGGGTACAGGTTCAGTGTCGTACGGTCGTAGTCAATGTAGTAGTAGTCCGCGATGCGGATGGTGTCTTCATTGAGCCAGTTGCTGATCGACTGATCGCCCACGCCCAGCGACTGGAGTGTGGTGATAGGGGCTGCGTCCGGGTACAACCGGGTGTATTCGTCTTTGGTAATGTCTTCGGTGATGAAGCAATACTGAGCATCCGCACCAGTAGGGTCTTGGATGGTTGGGTCCATGTAGACCGAAAACGAGTTACGCACACGACCAATCTTGATGTCTTGGTCAAATGTGTTGTCGTCGCAATACTCGGTCAGCAGGCGCAGATAGCCCTCGCCGTAAGACACTTGGTTCTCACAGGCGGTGTCATAGGCCACGTCGGCGTCAGAGATGTACTCAATGTGCCGGATCATGCCGTTGAAAATGTCGGCCACTTGCACATCGGCCTTGTCGTCCACAGGGATGACTTTGGCACCTGGGCGGTTTTGACGCTGGTCGTTTGTGACTTGGCGCACATGCTGGGGCAGCTTGTTGATGGTCAGGCAAGGACGGGCGTTGATGGTCTGCCCTTGGACAGCGCCACGGGTCGCCAGCACATCGGCAGGCCACTGCCAGTGGTTGTCTGGGGAGCCAGCGTAGAACTTCAGGTCGTCGATCTCGTCTTCACGGCTTTCAGACAACGCCGAAATCGCCAAATCAAGGCGTGATCGGGCGGTTGCCAAGATGTCGGAGGCACTTTTCTTGGGCTTGCCACCCTCCGCTACCGCAGCGGCGGCAACAATACCGGTAACGTCAGCCATTCAGGACTCCTAAAACGTGAGGCTCACGCATAGTGACATATTCCTTGCCGCTGTGCGTAAATTCTTGCGCCACGCCAAAATACAAATGATCGCCGACCTTCAGCTCTTTGCATTCCGGCCCAGCAGCCACGACTATACCTGTTTCCTGCTTTTCTGCCGAAAGAAGCTCTAAAAATGCGTGTTTTTCGACATCGCGCTCGATGATTACGCAGTTTTGAAGTGCTTTTAGGGTCATTTTTTGCCTTTTGGCATGGATTTAGCAGCTTCGCGCTTGACAGAATAGGCGATCGCAACGGCCTGCTTGACGGGTTTGCCAGCGGCGACTTCGGCCTTCACGTTTTTACGGAAGGCTTCGGGTGATTTTGATTTGACGAGTGGCATCATTTACCTTTCTTGGCTGTTTTGGCAGATTCTTTGAACGCCTTGGCAGTCGGTGCGCCCGGAGTGCCAGGTTTTCGCATCTTTTCTTTGCTGCCCGCAGCAATGCGCTCTTGCTTTGCGTGAATGTTGGCGTATAGGCCAGGTTTTGTCGCCATATTAAGACCCCATCCAAGAAGATGTCATTGACCCACGTTCGCTAACTACGCGACGCTCGATTCTGGAATTGTACTCCCCACGGTGCGCCACGGGGAATGCAAACGTCACTGCCAGTGCGTCAGCTGCATCTGGCGAGGCCAACCCACGGGACTTCATTTCCTTTTTGCTCTCAAGCAAAATAGACCCAGACGAGTTGAACTTGCGCATCGGACCAACCAGGTCGTTCTTGAGCTGCCGGTCCTGCGGGATGCTGGCGGTTTTGAGCCAGTCGCGCATCGCACCCCACATCTCACTGCGTTTGTTTTGCCACATCGCCGGGTTTTTTGACTTCCATCCGAAGTTGACCCCGCGCACTTTGTACCGC